ATATTTCACTTTGGTTTTTTGATATTGATGAACCCACAACACTAACAGAGCCATATATAAGTTGGGAAACACCAAATGAACATATTGGAGATTTCTTTTATTCAAGAACAAAAGGAGTTGTTTATAAGTATACGTTAAACGGATGGGAAAAGAATACTGATGCAACATTGTTAAAGGCAATGGCTTTAACAAATACAGAATTAGTTTCAGGAGACAATGAGAGAAAGGTATTTACAACAACGCCAACGCCACCGTACGAAAGCGGGGATTGGTGGATTAAGGAAGATGGTTCATTGTATGTATGCCAAATAGGAAGAAAAGATATATATAGTGCACAAGACTTTGTAACAAGTGTAAATTATGCTGGAGCCGTGGCGGAGAAAACAGGTAATGTATTAGAAGTACTTAAAGGAACAGTAATAACTACAACTGACAATGCGGTAATTTATCTAGACAAAGCAACAGGAACAACATCACAAATTAGTGGAGATTCAATTAGGACAGGTATAATAACTTCAAATAATTACTCAAAGAATAATTTGGGAATGGCGATTAATTTAAACGAAGGAACAATAGATACAAAAAACTTTAAAGTTGATAGCTCAGGTAATGTAAATCTCTATAATGGTGCAACAGTTATAACTGATAAGGGATTAATGACAAATTTACAATTTGTTGGAGTAAACTTAAATTATAACTTAAATGGATTATTCGGGAATTATTGGGATGGAAACAATTCTTTATCAAGTTATTGGATAATAATAAACGCAAATATTCCGGCAAATTTTATAATACAAAAAGCTTATATAAGAATTGTGGAACATCCAGTATATTGGAACAATTTAAGTTCATATGGCTATGTAAAACAACTAGCAATATATAGAATGAAATCTACAGATAAATTAATATCCAATTACCAAACAGAAGATAATATTTTAGATAGTATGAGTACTCAAATAAGCAATGTATTTTCAGGAAACAATGCAACATGGACACCAACTACACCAAGTAATTCTAATTATGGAGCACAGATAAAGGACACTGTAGATTTAAAATCACATATAAACAACAACAATTGCATTTTCTTATTAAAAAGTAAATATTCCACTTCTGTTAGTGCAAGCAATTATGCGCAAATAGAAGCTCAAAACAGTTGCTATGTCAATGCAACACTTAACGTTCTTGGATATATGAATTTTAATTAAAAGAGAAAGGAGTTAACTATGTTAAAAATTGAATCAGACGGAACTATTTCTTTGAATAGAGGAGACACAGGTACTATTACAGTGACTGCAAATAATGAGGAATACGAATTTCAACCAGGAGATGTAATATTGTTAAGAATATTTGAAAAAAAGGGGTACACTAAAGAACCACTACTAGAAAAGACTTTAACAATATCAAATATCACAACAGAAGCAGACATATTTCTTGTTGAAGAAGATACAATGTTTTGTCCAGAAAATAATAAAGCAACGACATATTGGTATTCAATTTCATTAAATGAAGATGTTATTCTAGGTTATGACGAAGATGGAGCAAAACAATTTATTGTCTATCCTGCAAAAGTGAGAGGAGATGATAATAATGGATAAAATAGATATATCAATTGCAACTAAAAATAAAATTGCAGGTAAAGTTTCAACAAAGAAGAAAATTGATGCAAATATTTACCCTAGAGGTCCGAAAGGCGAGCAAGGACTGCAAGGATTAAAAGGTGAAAAAGGCGATGACGGAAACGGTATTGTAAATATAAAAAAAGCAAAAACGGAAGGGTTGATTGATACATATACGATACTCTTTTCAAATGGTTCAACTTTTGATTTTACTGTAACTAATGCAAATACAGAAGACATTTATAGTAAAGAAGAAATAGAAGAATTGCTAAATAAAAAAGTAAACATATTAGATATTGTTAATGAACTAACTTCAGATGATGTGAATAAAACATTGAGTGCTAAACAGGGAAAGATATTAAAAGAGCTTATTGACTCATGTTATACATCTACCGAAACTGATAATTTATTAAAAAGCAAAGCAAATAAAACAGAATTAAATCAGCTTCAATCCAACATCGAAACTGCAATAGAGGGGAAAGTGACAAATTCAGCTTCAGAAAATTTTGCAGGAAAATGGAATGGATATATGCAAGATATTGCTACTGAAAACACATCAGACACGTGGCTTTTAGTTGCAAATAAGGGCAAAGTACAGCATAGAGCAATAGCTAATATTATAAATTCTTTTGCATTGCCAAATCTAGGAAGTGTAGCAAATGTTTTAGATACAACAATTACAAAAGGTTTTGGAACTTATAATGCTAATACATCAAACATTCCGAGCGGTATCAATACATACGGAAGTGTATTGGTTTTACCGGCTGCAGATAGTAGTGGAAATGGGCACAATATAATATTGTTTGGAAATAATGAAGATACAAAGGGTAAAATTGCAATCGCAGGTTATATTAACGGCAATTTTACCGGTTGGAGATCTATTGCATTAAATAAAAAGTATTCCACATCTGAGACATCGACGGGTGAGACATGGGTAGATGGAAAAACAATTTATCAAAAGACAATAAAGATAACAAGTTTAAATTCGAACCGTACATATACACACGGAATCAGTAACTTTGGTGAATTGATTGATATTCGAGGTACAGGCTATTGGTCTGGACAAGGCTGGCAACCGATTCAACGTGTTGTGACTGATGGCATTGCCCCATACCGGACTTGGACTTGGTGACATAGATGCAACTAAGTTCATGCTTCAAGTCGGTACAAGTTACAGCGGTTTTCAAAAAGCATATATAACTCTAAAGTATACAAAGAAGTAGAGGTGAAAAAGAAGAAAGAATAGCAACAGCAGTGGCTGTGGAAAGTGAGGAAATGAAAATGGAAAAATTATTTAATGATGTAAGTATTGCGATTGGATTAATTGGAGGATTAATTGTAAGCTTTTTAGGAGGATGGGATGGACTAGCAATAACATTAGTCTATTTTATTGTCTTGGATTGGATTACAGGACTTTTAAAAGCAATATACAATAAAGAATTGAGCTCTTATAGAGGATTTAAAGGAATAATTAAAAAGGTTGTAATCTTAATTATAGTAGGTGTAACCGTACTTTTAGAAAAAAATATGGGGATACCGGCAATAAGAGAAATAGTAATGATGTTTTTCATAGCAAATGAAGGCATTTCTTTGTTGGAAAATGTGTCTCAAATGGGAGTACCATTTCCAAAAAAGTTAAAAGATATTCTAATACAATTAAGAGATAAAAAGAAATAAGAAATAAAAAGAAAGGAGAATAATTATGAAAATATTTTTAGGTGTAGGACATGGAGGAAAAGATAGCGGAGCAGTAGGTTATATAGTAGAAAAAGATGGTGCATTAGTTATAGCAACAGCATGTAAAGATTATCTAATAGCAAACGGTGTAGAAGTAAAAATGAGTAGATACATAGATGAAGATGAAAGCTTAACTTCAAAGATAAATGAATGTAATGCATATTGTCCGAACTTGTGTGCAGATATTCACTTAAACGCCGGTGGTGGAGATGGTGCAGAAGTGTTTCATTCTATAGTTGGTGGAAAAGGTAAGATACTTGCAGAAAATATTCTAAACGAATTAGTAGCAATTGGTCAAAATTCAAGAGGGACAAAGACAAAAACAAATTCAAAAGGCAGTGACTATTTCGGATTCATAAGAAGTACAAATGCACCGGCAGTCATCGTGGAATCATTCTTTGTTGATAACGCAGAAGATGTTAAAATCGGTGATACTGTAGAAAAACAAAAAAAGATAGGACAAGCAATTGCAAGAGGATTTCTAAAGACCTTAAATGAAGTACATAGTGAGATTGTAAAAGAACAAACTACAGTAGTAGAAAACAAAGAAATATCAGGCAAAATTGCAACAATTCAATCTACATTAAATAGTAGATATTGTTTTAATATTGCTGTAGATAACATATATGGAAATGAAACAAAAAAAGCTTTAGTAAAAGCATTACAAACAGAATTAAATAAACAGTTCAATGCCAATTTAGTAGTAGACCGGTATTTTTGGAGACTGTACTTACAATGCTTGTGTAGTTGTAGAATTAAGCGATAGCGGAAATATTACATATTTAATTCAAGCTATGTTAAGCTGTAAAGGATACGATTTGTCTGCAGACGGAATCTTCGGAAACAATACTGACAGTAAAGTAAAAGATTTCCAATCTAAAAATGGTTTAGTTGCAGATGGAAAAGTTGGAAAAAATACTTTTAAAAAATTATTTAAATAAGAAATTGCGAGGTGAGTTGATTAATTTCAATTCACCTCTTTTTTTGTGCCTAAAACGGTAAAATTGAGGCATAAAACTATATGTCTAACTTTTAAAAACGGCTCAAAATCGATTCTCGTGCGTCGAAAAAATGGCGGAAAATAGCAGTTTTTTGGGAAGTTAGAAACACGATTCATATTGACAAAATAAAATCAAAATGTTACAATAATATTACAGAGATGTTACAAAAATATTAAAAATGTCCATTTTGAATATTTTTAAATAAAAACATCTTGACTAAAGATAAAATTATTTGTAAGATAGATATACAAAAAAGAGACGTTAAAATGTATTGTGTCTGCGTATTCTTTTAGATAAAAAAAGAGTAAAGGCTACGACCTTTACCCTTCGAGTAAGTGTTTACTCATCGTCGTTTGAACTTGGAGTTATCTTTGCTGAGGCAACTTCAAGTTTTTTATTGTCTTTTTTTATGTATATGAAGTAAGAGAATACTCCACATATAGTAACTACTAGTGATAGACAAATTAAAACAAATCCGAACCCTAACAATGTATAAAAATGCTCCATTCGTGCTCACCTCCTGTTGTATCAGTTTTAATGCATAACTGATGTATTATATTAGCAGTTATGGAAAGATAACCACTGTATATTAGCAGTCATAACTGCTAATTCATACACCAAGTTGTCTTTGGTGAGCATTTATACAAACGATAAATGTATTCTATCAAAACAGTAATTCATATGCAATATATTTTTACAAAAAATAACATTTTTTGTATCTTCGACAAGTTTCGACAGACTTTGCAAAAATATCGTGCTACAATAAACATGTAATAAGAATTAAATTAAGAAGAGGGCTGGCTTTAGTGCTAGTCTTTTTTCATGCGTAAATTTGAATAATTATCATAAAATAGTAGATACTAAAAACGGTGATTTTATGATAATAGAAAACAGAATAAAACAAGTAAGAGAGAGCAAAAAAATAAGCTTGACAGAACTATCAAAGCAAACGCGGAATAGAAAGACATCACTTAGCAGAAATTGAAACACAAGACGCAGATAAAATAAATGTAGTAGAAGCAATATTAATTGCAAAAGCGTTGGAAATACAAATCGAAGGTTTGTTCTATATTCAAAACGTTGAGTTGAGATAGTTACAGAGATTTAAGACAGAAAAAATCTACTTCCAAAAAAATTTTGAAAAGCATTTTCATATACGAAAGTGCTTTTTTTATATATAAAAATAAAATATGTCGATATTTGTTGTATATTCTTTATAGAAGCTTCTAGAAAAATGGAGGAATGGATATGGAAGAGGATATTGTAAAAGAAATTGAGAAGGAATGCAATTTTAAAGAAAGAATACTATTAAAAATATTTACAAAAACATTTATGAAAGTGTACAACATTGCTAGAATAAAAACGTTTAATAGTCTAATATAATGATAATGCAATAAGTAATGCAATAGTAGAAATATTTTTGAATAGTCGTAAATATATACAGATGAAAAAAGAAGTAAAATTAATATTTTGGATACCATTAAATATTATAAGATATAGTCAAATATACTAAATTTGGCCATCTGCACCAAACAAACAAATCCTTGTAAGTATTGAAATATAAATACTTTACAAGGATTTTTCTTTTTGAAGTAATGCAATAGTAATGCAATAGCTTTTTATTTTATTTTTTCTAGTTCCTTCAAAACAAAATCATTTGAAACAGATGTATATACATCAACTGTTATAGAACTGTTTGGTTTGTGACCAACAATTTTCTGAATTGCTTTTATAAACATACCATTTTCCACACAACGTGTTATGAAAGTGTGCCTTAAAACGTGTGAACTTATATTATCAGCAATTTTATATTTTTTATTTAATCTTACTAAATAACTATCGATTTGTGAAGGAGTAACAAAATTTGATTTTGTATAATCCCAAAAAAGTAAATTGTGAATATTAAATATTTTACTCTTCATAACATCAGTTATTATTTTTTGTGTTGCATCAGTCATAGGAAATGTTCTAACACCACCTTCGCCTGTTTTAGTTGTTTTACCCATAATGACTTGTTCTTTTAAATCTCTCGTTAGAGTTCTATAAACTGTTATAGTTTTATTTTTCAAATCTATACAATCTTTAGATAGCGCTAATACTTCGCCAATTCTCATGCCAGTATTTAATTGAAGTAATAATATATTTCTATATTTATGATGTTTTTCTTCATTATTAAGTATGTCAACCAACTTTTTTTCTTCATCAACTGTTAAGGACTCTACATGTTTAGTGTCTTTTTTTGATATTGGTTTTTTTAAATCTTCATCTTCCATAATATTAAATACTATTAATCTTCGCGAGATTGCAATTTTAAAAGTTTTATTTATTAGACGCCAAATTTTATCTATAGAAGATTTACTGTAGTTTTTAATTAATTCTTTGGCCAAATTAATATCGTTTAAAGTGACTTTTTGAATAGCTTTATTAATAAAATTATTACAAGTTTTTTCAATGGCTTTAAAGGTATCTAAATCCCTTTTGTACCCTCTATCAGAAGTTGTACCATCTTTATATTTTTGGTCAATATGGTTTTTTAGGATACTAGAAAAAGTTTCATCGTTTTTTTCGATATAAGTTCCTTCATTAATTTCTGTTAATATTTTACTAAAACGTTTTTTAAAATCTGTAGTTTTTTCGTTTTTCTTTTGATATACTGATTTTCTTTTCCCATTATAGCAGTATTGTCCTACTAATAATCCAGTTTTAGAGCTAACATATATAGTTCCTTCACCATTACCTTTTGTTTTGTTTTTTTGATTTCTTCCCATAAAAATACCTCCATTTTTTTCAATAAATTTGTTTAAACTATTGAAAACGAAGGTTACTTAATATATAATATTAAAGTAATCACTTTCAATAGTGTTTATGTGTAGAGAAATGTGTCGTGTCGCAAACTTGAACGCATTTCTCTTTTTTATTCTTTAGAATTAAAATATTTTTTTATACTTTTTTCAACTATACAATTATTTAAAAATACATCTTTTGATAAATCCAAACCTAATAATGAATTTGTAAGAAATTCATTAAATTTTACAATAGAGTCTGTAGTGTCTAGGTGGGTTAAAAGTGTTAAATCTATACTTACTACAATTGAATTTATTAATGTGAATTTTGCTGTAAATACATTTTCTAATTCAACTTTTGTTATTATAGGTAAAAGTTTATAATTAATAGTATAAAAATAATTTAATCCCTCTAATTGTTTTAAAGTTTTTAAAGAGTTTGTATGTTCTGAGTTACTTATTTTATGTTCATAATAATTATAAACATAGAACAATAGTACACACAGAAGAAAGAAGCAAATTGTATGTGTATTATCAAACATAGTAGTATTAAATAATTCATTTAGTAGTTTAGGAAGATTACTTGATACTAATAAAAAAGCATAAAGGCATAAGAAAACAAAAATGCCCATTAAAATTTTATCTATAATCTTTTTCATATTTTAAAACTCCCTTTTTAATTGTTTCACAACACCAACTATAGTTACGGGCATATTTTTAATTTCTTCATTAGTAAATATAAGTGGTGTATATGTTGGATTAAGTGGCTGTAATATAATTCCTTGCTCTGTCTTTCTTACTTTTTTTATTGTACCTTCATCACCATTTACAATTACAATAGCTATTTGATTATTTTCACAGCCATTTTGTTGTTTTATTATAACAATGTCATCTTCAACAAATACTGGCGACATACTATCGCCTTTAACTTTTAAAGCAAAATATTCCGAACCATCTCCAACTAAAGATTTTTCAACATTAATAGTACCTTCTAAATTTTCTTGTGCCAAATAATCATAACCTGCTCTTACTGCTCCAACTAAAGGAATAGGAGATACTGGATTACCTAGCTCGTCTAAAACTACATTTCTATCCATTGGTATATCATATCCCATTAGCCAAATTTCATTAATATTTAAAGCTTTTGCTAATATAGTCAATTTGTCTTGTTTAGCATTAGTAACGCCAGATAAATATTTATTAATTAAAGTTTTATCTAAGTGAGTCTTTTCAACTAAATCAACTTGTTTCATATTTCTAATGTTCATAGCCTTTTGTAATCTATTTTGAAAAGTATCAATAGGTTTCATATAAGCACCTCCATAATTGTATTATACATAAAAATTGAAATTAAATCAATGCATTTTTACAAAAAATATAAAAAAGTTGAAAAAAATTCTAAAAAAGTGTTGACAAAAAAAATAACATTTGATAATATAAGCACAACAAAGTTGAAAACAATTCAACAAAAGGAGGTGTAATATGATTGAGTATAATTTTGATAAACTTAAAGGTAAAATAAAAGAAGTATTTGGCACACAAAATGAATTTGCTAAAAATATGGTAATGGCTCCAAATACCTTAAGTCTAAAGCTAAAAAGTCAAACTTATTTTTCTAGCGAAGAAATAAGCAAAGCGGTAGAACTATTAAAAATTAATAATCCTGCAGAAGCTTGGAATATTTTTTTTAACGAAAAAGTAGAAAAAAAATCAACAAAATAATGCGACACGACACAAAATAAAACGAAAGAAGGTGATTACATTGCAAGATGAAATATTGATGATTTTACAAAGTATTAATGAAAATTTAGAAGAATTAAATAAAAAAGGAAATCTTCCTAAATTAATATATGCGAAAGAAATAGCAGAAAATTATCAAGTGAATTTAAACAAGGCGACTAACTTTTGCAAAAAATATGGAACAAATTTCGGAGGATATTGTATAGAAGCAGATAAATTTAAAGAAGTTCTGCAAACAAAAGGTATAGGAATTTTTAGTTAGAAAGGCAGGTGAATAGAGATGGAGATAAAAGATTATTTAAAAGATGAATTAAAAAGATTAAACAGAATGAATGACAAAATAGAAAAAGAAATTAACACAGGTAGAGCAATAAATAATGAGCCTGAACAAATAGTAAATAATGTAAAAGCTATGTGCAATATAGCTATCACATTAAATGAAATTAGAGATTATTAAAATGTTTGAATTTTAGCAATAGATTCATCAAGGCTAGGACGTTGAATATCTAAGCAACCTAAATTTTGATAAATAGTAGCATATAAAGAAGCAACTTGTATACCAAGCTCTTTATTATATTTTACATTATCATCATATGAATCAGCATGTGTAGTTTGTCTTAAATTAGGTATTCTTGCAAGTGTAAGTTGCAGAGCAATTTCTTCTTTGGTCATAATATCACCACCTTTCTGTGGTGTTCAGGCTCAAAGTGATTATAACAATACAAAAATGAAAAAGTTGTCGAAAACTGTCGAATAAAATAAAAATTTGAAAGGAGTGATACAAATGAATGAATTAAAAATAATAATAGGAAATACAATGATGATAAGTTTTACATCATTAATAGCAGTAGAAATCATACACGAAATTGCAACAAGAATAAAAAATAAGCAAAAAATGAAACGTAATCAGCAAATTATACGTACAAGCTTAAAAATATTAAAAAGTGTGTATTAGATGAAAGGAAGTGAAAAAGAATGTTTAATATTTTTGGAAGAACAAAAACAATAGGGAGACAAAGCGAAAAGATAAAAAGACAAGAAGACTTAATAAGCGAGCAAAATGAAGAATGGGCAGTATTATACGCAGAGAATAAAGAATTAAGATTTGAAAATGAAGAATTAAAGTTTAACAAAGACATAGCTGAAAGAAGAAATGTCGAATATGCAAGAATGGTAAAAGCTATTGCAGATGAATTAAATACTAATCAATACAACAGTGTTGAAAACTTAACAAACAAAATAAAAAGTATGCTATGTGTCGGCAAACATTTCTAGCATACTAATAAAAAATATTTAGATAAACATTCTCTTTGATTATATTAACATAATTTAAAGAGAAATGCAAGAGGGAGTTTTTTATGGAAGAAGAAGATTTGAGACAAGAAATTATACAGTTACATATATGTCTAGAACATCTAAAAAACGCAAAAAACAGCTTAAAAGATACAGGTGAATATACAGACAAAGTATACGAGGAAATACATAATTTAATTGAAAAAATAAACGTTTTTAGAATGAATAAAGAAATTGAATTGGAGGAAATGTGATGGAAAATCAAGAGTTAATAGTTGTTAAGCAATTACCTGAGATTGAAGAACATTTAAAGAATGTATCTTTAGAAATAGATAAAAAAGTAAATGAAGCTAGAAGTTTAGTTTGTACAGAAGAGAATAAACAAGCAGTTAAAAATATAAGAGCAGAATTAAAGAAAGAATTAGAACAATTTGAAATACAAAGAAAAGCTGTAAAAGAAAAAGTATTAGCACCATATATGCAATTTGAAGAAGTGTATAAAGAGTGTATTTCAGATAAATTCAGAGAAGCAGATAAAGATTTAAAAGAAAAAATAGATGCAATAGAAATAGAACAAAAAAAGAGATTAGAAGATGGAGCAAGAGAGTATTTTGAAGAATACATGGCTAGTAAAAATATCGATTTTATAAAATTTGAAAGACTAGGATTAAAAGTAGGTTTAAGTGACAATCCTACAAAATTAAAAAAACAAATAACAGCATTTATAGACAAAATAGTTGATGACTTAAATTTAATTGAAACACAAGAACATAAGGCGGAGATTTTAGTTGAATATAAACAAACATTAAATGTATCACAAGCAATAACAAGTGTGACAAATAGATTTAAGGCTATTGAAGAAGAAAAGAAAAAAATAGAACAAGAAAAAGAACTTCAAAAATTTGTTGTGGATACTGCAAAAGAGTCAGATAAGTATAGTGAGCAAATAATATTAAATTCACCATCCGTAGAAGAAAAAACAGAAGAAATTTTAACTTTAAAATTTACAGTAAGAGGAACAAGAACAAAATTAAGAGAATTAAAACAATTTTTAGAAAGTGGAGGTTACGATTATGAGTAATGAAGTACAAAAAAATAATGAATTAATGGTCAAATTTGATATTGACGGAAATGAAATAAAATTAACACCAAGTATAGTGCAAGAGTATATAGTAGGAACAGATGCAAAAATAACAAATCAAGAATTTAAACTATTTACAGAACTTTGTAAAGTTAGAAAATTAAACCCATTCTTAAGAGAAGCATATTTAATTAAATATAAAGCAGGAGTACCTGCACAATTAGTAGTAGGAAAAGATGCTATTTTAAAAAGAGCAGTATTAAATCCAAATTATGACGGAATGGAAAGTGGAATCATAGTTCAAAAAAATGATGGAACAGTAGAAGAAAGACAAGGAACATTTAGATTAGGTAGTGAACAGCTTGTAGGTGGTTGGGCTAGAGTATTTAGAAAAGACTGGTCACATCCTACATATTCAAGTGTAAGTTTTAGTGAAGTAGCGCAAAAAACAGGACAAGGACAATTAAATTCAAATTGGGGAAGTAAAGGAGCAACAATGGTTGAAAAAGTTGCAAAAGTAAGAGCATTAAGAGAAACATTTGTTGAAGATTTAGCTGGAATGTATGAAGCAGAGGAAATTCAACAAGATATTCCACGACAAGAACCAATTGAGGTACAAGCTGATGTTATAGAACAAACAGAAGAAACAAAAGAGGTATCTATGAATGAATTATAAAATTATATCTAGTTGTAGTTCAGGAAACGCAACAATAATAAGAGACATAATTTTAATAGATTGTGGAGTTACTTTTAAAAGATTAGAAAAATATTATAAAAAACTAAAGATTGTATTTCTTACACATATACATTCAGACCACTTTAAGAAAGAAACAATTAAGAAATTAGCACAAGAAAGACCAACTTTAAGATTTGCTTGTTGTGAATGGTTATTAAAACCCCTTTTAGAATGTGGAATTGAAAGAAGCAATATAGATATACTTCAAATTGGTACTAAATACGATTATAAGCTATTTAAAATTGTACCAATTAAATTATATCACGATGTACCACAATGTGGTTATAGAGTGCTATTTGAAGATTATAAAGTAATCTATATGACAGATACAAAAACAGTTGAAGGAATAAGTGCTAAAAATTATGATTTGTATCTTGTTGAAGGTAATTACGATGAAGATGAGATAGAAGAAAGAATAAAAGAAAAACAAAAAGACTGCAAATATGTATATGAATTTAGAACAAAAGATAGCCATTTAAGTAAACAACAAGCAAGTGAATTTTTATTAAATAACATGGGAGAAAAATCAGAATATGTTTTTATGCATGAACATGTAGAAAGGTAAGAAAATGGAATTTGAAAAATTATATATGTTTAATCCTTTCACAATTCAAAACGCAGATAGTCAAAAAATAGCAGATACATATAGCAGACTACAAAATGAATTAGTAGATGATGCAGATACAGGTTTTTTAGTATCAAAAAATATTGAAATATATGCAAATATGAATTACTTAATCGGAGAAATGATAGCAAGAATACAACAAGAATATGACACATTAAAAACAGATATTTCAATAGCAGAAAACAAGCAAGTATATATGCAAAGAAAACAATGGCAAGAAACTAATAAAGAGAAAGCACCAGCTATGAGCTATTTTGAAGCTATGGCAAAAGAATATGTAAAAGAAGATAGTAAAAAATTAGCAGAATTGGGAGCAAGATTGTTTAGATTTAAAAAAGCGTATGAAAGCATTGATAGTAAACAAAATGCTTTAAAAAAGAAAATAGAAGCAATTAGATATGAAATCTAAATAAGTGGCACTAATAGAAGTTAATAAAGTAAGTAAGGAAAAATTAATTTATTAGTGCCACAAGGCCCTTAAAAAGGAGAAATATGATAGTAAAAGATTTAAGTAATAGTTTTAATCCTTGTCCGAAAAACATAACAAAAAAAGAAAAAGTTAAAACAAGGATTAAGCCAAAAAGTAATAAATTAGCTAAATTAGAAAAAAACAGATTTAGCATAATAACAACAGACTTAGAACATTGTTATTTATGTACTAAACAAGGAATAAAAGATATTCCCAAAAATGACTTTCACGAACTAATAGAAGGTAAAAACAGACAAGTTAGTATGAAATATGGATTAGTAATACCAATTTGTCGAAAATGTCACTATTTCGTGACAAATGATAAAACTTTACAGGATAAATTGCATAAAGTTGCACAAAAAGAGTTCAAAAAGCACTATAAATTAGAAGACTTTGTGCAAATATTTGGAAAAAATTATTTAGATAACTAGAGCTAAGCCCTAGTTATCAGAAAGGAGAACTAAAGAATGTGGCTAGAAAAAGAATGATTGATCCTAATATATGGCAAAGTGAAGATTTTAGTAAATTATCGACACTAGGCAAATTAGTTTTTATAGGTCTATTTTCTCTTGCTGATGATGAAGGTAGAGGAAGATGTAATCCAGTTTATTTAAAGTCTACATTGTTCCCTTACGAGGAAGGTATAAGAAGTGCCGACATAGATAAAACCTTATCAGAGATAAGCTCTAATATGTCCGTAATCTTTTACTCTTGTGACGGAAGTAGTTATTATAGCCTTTACAACTGGAATATCTGGCAAAAAATAGATAGACCAAGTGAAAGTAAGATACCAGAATATAACTCACAAGCAATGCAGAGATTATTCGTCGAAGATTCGTCGAAGGTTCGTCGAGCAATCGTTCCTAATAAGAAAAGAATAGAAGATAATAAGAATATAAAAGAAGAGAACAGAAATAAAGTAGTCGAAATTTATAACACCTATTGCGTTAATTTGCCACGAGTTCAAAAACTTACTGACAAAAGAAATAAATCTATTGATAATTTTCTTAAAGAATTTACAGAAGAGCAATTTGAAGATATATGTAAAATAGCTAATTCAACAAATTTTTTAATAGGGAAAAACGACAATGGCTGGAAGGCAGATTTTGATTTTCTTATGAGAATAGATAAAGCTACTAACGTTATTGAAGGCAAATACAATAATGAAACGATAACAGAAGAAACAAAAAAGAAAAGATATAACAATTATGATCAACGCGGGTATACGAATTTGAATAGTTTATATGCAAATTAAGGGAGAGTGATAACAAATGAAGACAACTCAAAAAGATAGAATAATAAATTACATTCGACAGTTTGGTTCGATAACAAGCTGGGAAGCATATCAAGATTTAGGAGTAATGCAATTAGGAGCAAGAATAGACCAACTAAAAAAAGAAGGCTATGAATTTACAACGGAATGGGTACAAAAGAAGAATAGATTTGGAGAAGATGTAAGTTTTAAAAGATATTATTTATCGGATATGGTAGCTCAAAATATGAGCCATATTCCAAGAATAGATTAGGAGGGCATAATGAATATAGATAAAGCATTAGAAATAACAAAAGACAGAATAGAATGCATGAAAGAATTTATTCCAAGTAATCAAAACGAGATTCAAATATCAATAGAAACATTAGAATATTTAAAATTTATAAAGAATTTATTGGAAAATTTAGGAGGTAGTTATGATAATAGTAAGTCAAAAAAAAGATGAAATTATAAATTTTGAAAATATTAACAATATTTATGTTTCTAGTGGCACACAAATTATAGCTTGTGCTAATATGGAGGATTGCAACTATACTTTAGGAAATTATAAAACAAAAGAAAGAGCAAAAGAAGTATTGCAAGAAATTGCACAAAAATATTCAAGTTATTTGAAATTAGAAGGTGGACCAGCAATTTTACAAGGGCAAATGGATATACAACCTAATATATTTAATATTCCAAAAGCCTATGAAATGCCAGAGGATTAGCCTATGAAACAAATAGAAAGGAATACTCTTTGTTATTACTGTCTAGGTTGTATCAAACAAGAAAGTGAAGATTATAAACCAGTAATGAGGTGTAAAAATTTTACGGCAGGAATAGAAAAATGGCAGGAAAAATTGAGAGAGGAGCTAAAGAAAAGTGAACAAATACAGAAATAAAAAAGTAATAGTAGATGAAAAAGAATTTGACAGTAAAAGAGAAGGAAATAGATATAAAGAATTAAAGTTACTAGAAAGAGCAGGAGAAATCAAAAATCTAGAATTACAACCACGATTTTTATTACAAGATAGTTTTAAAAAGAATGGTAGAACATTTAGAAAGATAGAATATGTGGCAGACTTTAAGTACATAGAAAACGGTAAAACAATAGTAGAAGACATTAAAGGAATACAGACAGATGTATTCAAATTAAAACATAAAATATTTGAAAAAGTTTATCCAGATTTGGAGCTAAGAATAATCAGATGAAAGGAAAATAAGAGATGATAGAAGTAAACGAATATGTAAGAACTAAAAAAGGAATTATAGGAGAACTGATATCAGAAACTTTAAGTTATCCAGAACCTAGCGAATGGAAACTAAAGGTAAATAATACTGAAATAGTAATTGTTGAAAGTGAAGATTATCCAGTAAATCACAGCAAACAACTAATAGACTTAATAGAAGTTGGAGATGTATTAGAAATAAGGACAGGCTTACATAGCAGTCTCAAGTATTTTGTAGAAAATGAAGATAACTTATTGCTTTTAGAAGAAAAAGTTAAAGAATTTTGGAACATAGAAACAATACTAACAAAAGAAAGGTATATGGCTAATTGCTATAAAGTAGGAGGAGAAGATGATAGTAAGTAATCAAGCAAATGAAAAAAGATGTATAGAATTTATGAACAAATTTAAAGAACTAATAGATTTTATGGATACAATGACGACAGCAGATGCAAAAGCAATACAAATAGCAGTTGAACAAGACGAAATTACAGATAGAATGAAAAAGATGTCAAAGAAAATGAAAGAAATTGAGTTTATAAAGTAGGAGGAGAATAATGGGATTAGATATAAATGTAAAAGGTTTAGAAAGAAAAGATACTTACCATTGTGGATATATTACTTTTAATTTATATAGAAAAAAGGTTGCAAGTGCTTATAACGAAAGGCTAGGAGAATTATACGAAAAAACATTCAAAGATGATTTGAAAACAGAAGAAGTCAAAGAATGGAATGATTTATGTAATGATGATTTAGATATATTTTTATGGCATAGTGATTGTGATGGAAAATTGACACCTAAAGAATGTAAAAAAATATATGATGTAATGAAAGATTTAAAAGTAGAAATGCAAGGACACAATTACATAGAAATGAATTATTACGATATGCACCAATTATGGCTAAATATGCTTAAACATTGTTACAAGCATAGAGTAAATATGTATTTTTATTAATATAAAGTAGGAGGAGAAGATGAAACAAGCAATGATTAACTATATGAAACAAGAAAAAAATGATGAGTTATATACTCCAACAGAAGCGATACTACCAATATTAAAATATTTAGATCATAATAAGATTTATTGGGAATGTACTGATTTTGGAGAAAGTAATATAACAAAAGTTTTACAAGAAAATGGTTTTAGAGTGATACATACAAGCAAAAATGAAGTGGATTTTTTGAAAGATGAACCAAATTTTAATTTTGATGTAATTATAACTAATCCGCCATATAGTTTAAAAAATGAGTTCTTAAAGAAATGTTATGAATATAACAAACCATTTGTATTGTTATTACCACTTACAGCATTAGAGGGAAAAGAAAGAGGAAAATTGTACAGAGAAAAAGGCATAGAAGTTATAGTTTTAGATAAAAGAATAAACTTCATGAAAGAGAAAAAGAATGTATGGTTTAATACAAGCTGGTTTTGTCACGAAATATGTGATAAATTATTAAACTTTGAAAAAGTATAAGGAGAATAGATATGTTAAAAGCTGATAGTAAAATGTTTCATGATTTATGTGAAGAAGGAATAAAAGATGATAAAAAAGACGTTTTTGTAGATGCTTTTACTGAATTTATAGCAGAATTAGATGATACAAATTTAAGCAATAAAACAAAGCAACATTTATACGATATTTTTATAAAAGACATGAATATTTATTTTAAAAATAAAAAGTATGAGGTAAAGGAGTAAATAAGATATGGAACAATGGTTGAGAGACGCATTAGCAGAAGAACAAGGATATATAATATGTCCACTAGCCCCAGAAACATACACTATTTGTAATAAGAAATGTGAAGAATGTGAATATCAAAAAGAGTTTATTGAAGCATTAGAAGAGAGGAGTAAATAAGATATGAAAATAAAAGATTTAAAAATAACTTCAAATATGGTTGATAAACATAAAAAGACAATGAATGCTTTATATATTATTACTTACATATTATTATTTCCATTTGCAATATTAGATTATTTGTCAGATTTTTTAGAATGGCTATGCAATAAAATGTCATGGTTTAGAACTGATATTGTATATACAACATTTAAAATTATATATAAGAAAGAAATTATAGCAGATATGCGAAAGAGAGGTGTTCTAAATGAAAGAAAATGAAGAAATAACAAATTTAGAAAGATTTGAATTACTAATTGAAGATTGCAAAGGACATAGAGAGCTATATGGTGAATTTTCTGTAGGAGAATACGATATAGAAATAATGCAACATATTTTATCAGATTATAAAAGAGTATTAAAAGAGAATGAACAGCTACGAACAGAAGTGAACAGCTCAAAGAAAGAGTATGAAAAATATAAAAGATTAGCTGAAATGAATTTAAAAAGTGCAGAAGAATTTAAAAATAATATGTGTGAGCATAGATGTTTATTAAAAAGTGAAAATGAAATACTGCAAAAAGAGAATAAAGAACTGAAAGAAAGCAATGAAATATTAAACGATGCATATTGGAATGAATGTATAACAAAACAAACAATAAAAGACAAGATAGAAGAAATATTAAACAATAATGAATATAGAATTGTATTTGAAGGTGATGCAGAATTTCCTGATGAAGCTACAACCATTAAAGCACAGGAATATATAAAATTAGATGTTTTACAAGAACTACTAGAAGGGAGAAAATGAAATGTGTGCTGATGAATTGTTAAAAGAATTACGGATATGAAATTTTATTTGAAGATGAAAAAATAATTCAATATGAATTTGAAGGAATATATGTGGATAATGAAATAAAATTTGATTTAAAAGGTAAAACAATATTGAAAGAATACTCAACAGGCGAAAGTCAAGAGATTACAATACAAGAATTACAAGCAATAAATAAAAAATGTCAAGAACTTGGGTGGTTAAAGGGGGCTTACATATGAAAAAAGAAACTAAAAACATAATAAAGAAAGACATAAAGAAGTATACAGAATTAGCACAGTATACAGACAGTGAAGAAAATGCAAAAGTGTACAGAGATATAGCTAAGTATCTAGAAGAGAAAATAGAAGATTAGGAGGTACAAAAGATTGTATATTAAAGAAGATGTAGAAAAGATGTTGAGAGAACATTTAAAAAATGAAGCAAAGAAGACAGAGATACAATTAAAACGCGAAGAATATGAAGAAAGATTAGAGTACGCGGGAACAGTATATGAAGACACAGAATCGGAGATAATAGAAAACATGCAACTTGCCGGGCAAGCATATGATAGTGTAAAAGGTAATACTAATAAAATATCGGACACAACAGCAAGCACTGCAATGAATTACCAAAAAGAAAAAATACATGTAAATAAAGAAGATAGATATTTCTTAGAAAAGAAGATAAGAGAATGTGAAGTAGAAGAAAAGAAATTAGATAAACAAATTGTAAGAGTAAATAATTTATTAAATCAATTATCTACAGATGAAGAATTTGTCGTAACAACATATTACATGAAAAAAGCGAAATGGGATTATGTTGAAAGAGAATACTTTACTAACTTTGAAATACATAAGTCTATAAAACAATTACAAACATATAGAGATAATGCATTTAAAAATATGTTAGAAGTAATTAATGTCGCAGAATAAAACTTCGCTAAAATTTCGCTAATACTTCCTTTTAATTACTTTCTTAATATACTATAATTATAATAGAAAAATTTAAAAAGTACACATTTCCCCAAAGAGTTAGTTATATATGTATAGCTAGCTCTTTATGTTATGAAAGGAAGATAGAAAATGGGAAGTAAAGAATTTATAGAAAAATGCAAAGAAATAGTAAAACAATATGCAATAGAACATTTAGACAAAAGCGATAATGTTCCAGAATTTGATGTGTTTGACGTATGGTATTGTAAAACATTACAAAATCATAAAGCATTATTAAGTACAACATTATTTGACGGTATGTATTATGAATGTACATACAACGGAGATAAAAAAGAATTGTATTTTGATGCATATAAGAAATTTGAAAATAAATGCATCAAATTAGATTAGGTATTACCAGTATGCTAGGTAACTGATAATATAAAGTTTGTTATGTTTGATTGAATGTAATAAAGCTCCTTTCAAAAAAGCTGATGTATTAATTAGAACTTTCCTAGCGAGTTCTAATTAATTTATTGATAGTACGAAATATGTAAACATATATAGCAGAATGGCAAATAACAGCCGTTTAGTTCTAGAGTGCAATTATATATAACTTACATATTTCGTAGTGTTTATAAAATGACAGGAGGTAATTAGAATGAAATTAGAATGTACGGTAGAAGAATTAATAGAATTAACAAATAAAAAAATATATGCAACACTTGATAGCTCAAGTATTGCTAAAGATCTTGTAAAAAAAATTAATGAGTGTGCCTTACAAACTGGATATAGACCTATTCTTTAGGAATGATATTAAAATTTTCTAATAACCAGTATAGTGTTTTATAAAAAAAGAAAAGAGGAAAAGATATGAAAATAAAAGATATTGAAATCAAAGTGCAAACAAATGCAGATGAGGAAATAGAAAAAGTAAAAGAATTAGTAATTTTACTAGAAAGAACAAACGAACTAATTCAATCACTTAATAATATAAAAATAACAAATTTAGAAGAAGTGGAAAAGAAAATGGAAAACACAATAAAAGTAATAAGTGGAACTGAAAAAATGGGACAATGTGAAATACTTAATAAATTAAAAGCAGAGCAAAGAATATTAGAATTATTTGAAACAGAAGAAATAGAAAAAATAGATATTACATATAAAACAAGAGAGTCAGCTTGTGAAAAACCGACTCAAAATAATTAAAGATTATTTTTTAACCAATCATTCGTACAAAGAACATTTCTCCAAGAAGCTTCACCAGTAAGTTTTGCAACAAAAATTTTGTCATTGGAATCCATATAAGTTGTCAAAAATGTTCTTATAGTATTAGATGAATCATTAGATCTAACAATCCAACAAGATTCAAGAACTTTAGCATATGTACCATAACTTTTTATTGCAGAAATTAAACTAGAATAATCTTTGTGAGGAGCCATTAAATCATAAGAAACAATATAACTGTTCATATAATCACCACCTTTCTATTTAATATAAAATAGTATAGCAAATGTAAAATAAAAATAATGTCAAAATATGTCGAATAAAATAAAAACCTGATAGGAGATGATACCATGTCTGTACAAGAATTAATGCAAGAGCATGTAAAAGAAGAATGTAGATATTGTACAAATAAAGAATGTGATGGAATACATATAACAAGAGACAATAAAACAAGATGTGATAAAAATGAGTAGATTAGCAGATGAAATAATGAATGAATATTTTAAGAAAAAGTATTATTCAAAAAGAAAGAGACAAAAGTGTACAGATAAGAAGTGTATAGAGTGTAAGTTGCTAAGTATTTGCACGGAAACAGAAAAAGATGAACATAAAAGAGGTGATTAGATGGCAAATGAACAAAATTTAAAACCTGTACGAACCAAGGAAGAAGCAAGAAAAAGGGGAAGAAAAGGTGGAATAAAATCAGGAGAAATAAGAGCACAAAGAAAGACATTAAGAGAAGAGTTGTTAGTGCTACTAGGAACTAAAACAGAAGATAAAACAATGCAAGAAAAAATAAGTTTATCACTTATTACTGAAGCATTACATGGAAACGTAAAAGCATTTGAAACTATCAGAGATACAATAGGAGAGAAGGCAATAGAAAAAGTAGAAAGCACAAACGTGACAATTAGCTATGAAGATTATATAAAGAAAGTAGAAGATACAAATGAGTATTAATACTAAAAAGTATATAGAAGAATATCTTAAAATAAGAGATAAAAATTCTAAAATAATACCTTTCAAGTTAAATACACCACAAATGAAGTTATACAATAAAATAAAAGAATTAAAAGAACAGCACAAACCAATTAGAATTATAATTTTAAAAGCAAGACAAATGGGTTTTAGCACATTAACAGAAGCAATACTATTTAAAGAAGTTGCAACAAGACATAATGTAACGGCAGGAATAATAACACATGAATCAAAAGCAACAAATAATTTATTTACAATGAGTAAATTATACTATGATAATTTACCAGAACCCATGAAACCAAAAACAGTTGCAAGAAATGCACAAGAACTGATATTTAATACTAAAGAAAATACTGGATTAAATTCGAAAATTAGTTGTATGACAGCAGGCGATGGAGCAGGACGTTCTGGTACATATAATTTCTTACATTTATCAGAACTTGCATTTTGGTCAGGAGATAAAAAAGAAGCATATATTTCACTAATGCAAACAGTACCAAACAATGAAAATAGTATGGTAATAATAGAAAGCACAGCAAATGGATATGAATTTTATAAAGAATTATGGGATAAAGCAGTTTCAAATGAATCTGATTTTATTCCTTTTTTTGTGGGCTGGAATGAATTGCAGGAATATCAAATGCCATATACGGGCTTTGAACTAACAGACGAAGAAAAAAGATTACAGGAAATATATGGAGTAACTCTTGAACAACTAGAATGGCGTAGATGGTGTATAAGAAACAATTGTGGTGGAGATATAGAAGTATTTCATCAAGAATATCCTATAAGCCCAGAAGAAGCATTTTTAAATACTGGAAGTTGTGTGTTCGATACACAGATTATTCACAATAGAATACAAGAGTTAAAAAGACCTTTAAGGACAGGATATTTTACTTACGATTATGATGACACACTACCTGCTTTTGGTTCTAGAAATCCAATAACAGGACAATTATATATAAAAAACAAAATAAGTAATATTAAATGGGTAGAAGATAAAAAAGGATATATAAAGATATATGAAGTTCCAAATAGTCCAGAAATAGTAAATTATGCAATAGGTGGGGATACGGCAGGAAATGGAACAGATTATTTTACAGCACATGTCATAAACAGTAAAACATTCAAGCAATGTGCAGTGTTCAAAAAACAACTTGATCCAGATTTATATATCAAACAGATGTATTGCTTAGGAATGTACTATAATAAAGCATTAATTGGAATTGAAAACAACTTTGATAAATATCCGATTAGAGAGTTAAATAGGTTAGGTTATCCAAATCAATATGTTAGAGAAAATGAAGAGAAAATAAGTCATAACACAATGAAGGAGTTTGGATTTAGAACAGATGCAAAAACAAGACCTTCAATAATTTCAAACTTAATACAATTCGTAAGGGATAATTCAGAACTTATAAACGACTTAGATACTCTAAAAGAAATGCTACAGTTTATATATAATGAAAATGGAAGACCAGAAGCACAAGAAGGAGCACACGATGATTTAGTCATGGCACTAGCAATTGCACTAAGAATAGTTGAACAAGTTACATATCATAAAGACACAATTAATGTAATTGAAAGAGACTTTTTTGGACACTATGAAAGAAGCGAAGAAGGAGAGAGAATAACGGTAATATGAGTGATTTCGTAAAAATATTAATATTAATGACTATAAACCAAATTGAGATGATACTAGTTTTGTTAGTATCATTTTTTGTTAGTTTGAAATTAAAAAATAATGAAAGAATTGAAAATCCGGTAACAGCAGTAAAAAACATTATAAACAAACAAAAAGAAATAGAACAAGAAAAAAAAGAAGCTAAAAATCTAAATATAATGCTAAACAATATTGATAAATACGATGGTACAACTAAGGGGCAACAAGATTTAATAAAATAAATGAGGAGAAAGACGAATGAACGATATTAAAGAGGTTAAAAAAACAGATGAATGGGATTTATATCAAAGAGCAGTCGACTATATGAGTTTATTTAATATATTCGAAGATACAGATAAAAACTATAGATTTTACAATGGCGACCAGTGGCAAGGTTTAAAAATTGAAGGAGTTGAACCGGTACAAATAAACTTTATACAAACAATAGTAGATTACAAAATATCTGTTATTAATCAAAATTTATGGGGAATCGTATATTCAAGTGAAAATTTTGAAAACAAAGAATTTAAACCTATAGCAGATGAACTTTGCAAACTGCTGAATTTAAGAGCTAATAAAATTTGGGAAAGAACAAAGATGGATTCTATGGTAAGAAATGTATCACTTGACAGTTGTATAAATGACGAAGGCATTACTTATAGCTATTACGATACATTAACAAAACAAATAAAAAATGAATTGTTAAATAAAGTAGATATTTATTATGGAAACGAAAATTCATCAGATATACAAGAACAACCATATATCATAATTAGGCGAAGAATGCCGGTGATAAACGTAAGAGAATATGCAAGGCAACTTAAAGTATCAGATGAAAAAATAAATTTAATTTACGGAGACAATGATAACATTCATAATGCTGGAGATAATTCAGAATATGAAAAAGAAGAGACTTGCACTGTATTAACCAAGATGTGGAAAGAAGATGGAAAAGTTTATTATTCAGAGGCGACACAATTGGTTCAGATAAGAAAAGAAACCAAAACCGGACTTACAAGGTATCCAGTAGCTCACATGCCGTGGTCTGATAAAAAAGGTTTTTCACGAGGTGAAGGAGTTGTAAGAAACTTAATACCAAACCAAATTGAAACAAACAAGATATTAATGAGAAGAGCAGTAGTAACAAAAAACACTGCTTTTCCTCAAAGAGTGATAAACGTAGACCAAGTATTAAATCCTAACTCAGCAAATGTAGTAGGAGCAACAATTCAGGTGAAAGGAGTCACAGAAGATGTAAACAAAGCATTTACTACTACTTCGCCGGCGCAAATGTCATCAGATGTTCAACTATTACAAAACGATTTAATTGAATTAACAAGAAACATGCAAAATGCCGGTGACATTTCAACAGGTTCAGTTAATCCGGAAGATGCGTCTGGCAAAGCAATTTTAGCAGTACAGAACGCATCGCAACAAACATTAAACAATCAAGTACAAGCATTAAAAGATTTTATAGAGCAAGTAGCGTTAAATTGGTTAGATTTAATTGTAACATATAGTGAAGATTTAATCCTACAGCAAGAGCAAGAGGACCCAACAACAGGAGAAAAGACATATATAAATGTAAAAATTCCTAATAGTGCACTAAGGAATTTAAAAGCAAGTGTAAAAATAGAAGTGACACCGATGTCAAGCTACGATCAATATGCTCAAGAATTATCACTTGAAAATTTATTACAGCAAGGTTGGTTCGCACCTGACAGAATAGACCAATTAGAAGTATACGTCAATGCTTTACCAGACAAAAGTACAATGCCAAAACAAAGATTGTTAGAGATAATTAAGAAAGTGAAAAATAAGCAATTATATATACAGCAATTACAAGCACAAACACAATTAGTTAATCAACAAGTAAATCAGTATATCAATAATCAATCACAAGAATTAGATGATCAAATTGCAAACGGTGGATGGACATCTGAAGAAGAAAAATTACAAGATGCAGACAAACAAGCATATTTAGATGCATTAGCAGAAATGCAAAAAGAAGGTGCTCAAAGATAAGAGCATCTTTTTTTTACGTACGTCCGAAACAAGTGATGACATTAAAAGCAACTCAGGTTACAGTCGACGGACTTTAAACGGGAGGAATAAAAATGGAAAATGAAAATGGTGTAGTAGAAACAACTACTAATGAAAATGTTGATACTCAAGCAACAGAACAAAATGAGGTAGTAAATGATAAAAATTCATTTACAGAGGAACAAAAAGCTCAAATGACAAAAATAATTCAAGACAGAGTCGGTAGAGCGAAAAAAGCTGAAGAAAGAAAATATTCAGAGTTAGTCAATGTATTAAGTGCTGGCCTAGGAACAAATAACCTTGACGAACTAACACAAAAAGCAAAAGCTTTTTATCGAGAACAAGGAGTGGAAATTCCAGTCAAACCTTCTTACAGTGAAGATGATGAAAGAATATTAGCAAATGCTGAGGCTAACAACATCATTGATTTAGGGTATGACGAGATAGTTAATGAAACAAATGAAATGATGAATCGAGGAGTTGCAGATTTATCACCTAGAGAAAAACTAGTATATAAGACATTAGCTGATAAAAGAAAAGAAATTGAAAATGTAAAAGAATTAGAGTCAATAGGAGTAAAACGCGAAACGATTGAGAGTAACGATTTTAAAAACTTTACTCAAAAATTTAATTCAGATACATCTTTAACAGATATATATGAGATTTATAGCAAATTGCAACCAAAAGAGGATGTGCAACCGATGGGAAGCATGAAATCATTATCAAAAGATGATGAAATAAAAGAATATTATAGCCCCGAAGAGTTTGACAAACTTACTAAAGAACAATTAAACAATCCAAAAATTTGGAATGCTGTGATGCAGTCAAGACTTAAATGGTAGGGCAGAAAGAGGTAAAAAAATATGAGTTCAGAAGTATTTAAACAAAAATTATGGTCTAAACAAATTCAAAATGAATTAGATGTTCTAACAGGATTAAGAACACATAGTGATTATTCTTATGATGGAGAAATAAAGAATGGGAATGTATTACATATCACAGGTTCAGTAAAACCAACTGTAGGTGATTATGTACCTGGTACAGACATTACATTTGAAAAAGTAAGCGGTACAGAGATGACATTGGTAATTGATAAGGCAAAATATGCAACACAATTATTTGATGATGTAGATAAAGCACAATCAATCCCAGGTGTTATGGAAAACGCTACTAGAGAAATGGCAAAAGAGTTACACAACAAAGGCGATGAAGCAGTTGCTGATGTAATTAAAGATGCAACAGAAAATGGTGTTAAATATAAAGGCAAGGACGATAAAGAAGCAACTGAAACTATAAAACAAGAAGCTTCAGCAACAGCAGTAACTAAAACAAATGCAAGAGACAGAGTAGAAGAAGGATTAACAGCATTATATGAAAATAATGTAAACCCTAACTCTGATTTATGGGGAGAATTTACACCTAAATATTTCTCTGCGTTAAGAAGAGAGCTAACAGAAACATTAACAAACAATGTTGAATTAGCTAAAACTGGTGCAGTTGGAAAATATAACAATGTAAAGGTATGCGTAGAAAATTTACTACCAACTTCAACAGATTCTACAGCTAGATACAATGTAATTAGAACAGGGAAAGCTGTTGCATTCGCCGGTCAAATAGATAAAGTAGAGGCTGGAAGAGTAGAAAAACAATTCGCTGACTATGTAAAAGCATTATTTGTATTTGGAACAAGAGTTGTAAGACCAAAAGAAATGTACATAATTAAAGAAAAAATTAAAGAATAGACATAACAAAATTCAAATGGTTAAGTCAAGGGGGGAAACCCCCTTGGCTTTTTATAAATTGACACTAGAATATTAAATATTTTAGTTTGAGTTTATAAGGAGGAAAATATGAGAAAAGAACAGGAAAAGATAGAAAGATTTTTAATAGAACCACAATACACACCGCTTTTTGGCATAACAGTAACAGAAGGTACTGTTATTGATGACTACACAGACGATAAGAAAGTGCATCAAACAATCAAAGATTTAGTTCTAACAACACATATAAAAGACAAAAGAGTAAGTGAAAGTTACGAAATGGAAGAAGATTCTACTTTAATAATGAAGTTAAGACCAGGAACTAGACTTTTGTGGACACAAACAGAAGGGTATATTTTACCACAGCAAAAATTAGTAACGAGAGAAGAAATAAGAGAAAACTTAAATTATTTGGACGGAATCGAGGGATTAAGATAATGACCTTAGGAGAATTAAGAAAAAAAGTATATGAAGTAATTGAAGAATTAAATCCGGATTTAACTTCATACACTGACGATAGTGATTATGAAGCTAAGTTTAATACTTGTGCAAATACAGTGCAAAATGAACTTGCTAAAATAACTGACAAAGTAGTCAAAGAAACAATAGAAGTTGAGAAAGGGCAAGAAATTGTCTTAAGTGAAGATTTAGAACGATTTAGACTTTTAAAGAAGATAACTGGTGTAGATTACGATATAGAAGATGAATATGTAACGTTTAATGAAAAAGGAACAGCAATTATATATTACTATCAAAACAAAAAGCAAATCAAAGAAGATTCAGATGACAATTTTAAAATAGATTTTGATAATCAAACATTAGATTGCATGATATATGGAATTGCTTCTGATATATTGAGAAATGATGTTTCAAGTAATTATGGAGCATATTTTACGTCTAGATATAATGAATTAAAAGAACAACTTGATCCACGTAGCTCACAAGGAATGTTTAAATTTGTAGGAGGAGTCAATGTCTAGTGGTGATTTAATAACAAGGATGTATTCTGACTTTTTGGGAGTAGATTTTTCAAATAATCACGTTTCAGCATATAGAAGCCCAGATGCAGTAAACATTTGGAAAAATTATAAAGAATTAGGAAAATGTATATCAAGTAGACCAGGATTAAAACTATTTAAACAATTAAATGGAAAAATCTATGGTCTATTTTTATATAAAGTTGCAACAGTTCAACATATGATAATTCATTGTGATACTTCATTATACGATTACAATATGCAAACAGATGATTTAAGAGTAATTAAAAATAATGGAATGAATCCATTTAAAAGTCAGTCATTTATTTATGCATCTATTTTGTATATAAAAGATGGATTACGTTATTATAAATATGACGGTTCACAAGTACAAGAAGTGGTGGGATATATACCAACAACAAGTATATCAAGAACACCAGATGGTGGTGGTAAAGATTATAACGAAGTAAATATGCTAACTCCATATAGAAGAAACTCATTTGTAGGAGATGGAAGTTCAAAAGATTATTACTTGAATGTTGAAAGTTTTGATGCCGGAACTGTATCAGTAACAGTAAATGGTGCAAATGTAAGTGGTTTCACAGAACACCCCGCACTTGGATATATTACATTTAATGAAGCTCCATCAATTCCAGATACAGATGGAGAAGATAATGTAGTTATAACTTTTGCAAGAACTGTAGAAGGATATAGAGATAGAATAGACAAATGTACTCTATTAGAAGTATTTGATAATAGAGTTTTTTTTAGTGGAAATCCAGATTATCCAAATACTGTATGGTATTCAAGTTTGAATAATCCAGCATATTGTAGCGATTTAGATTATTCGGAGGAAGGACTAGATGCAGTACCAATTACTGCTTTAGTATCAGGAGCAGGAAAACTATGGGTGTTTAAAGAGCCTAGCCAATCTAATCAATCTGTATTTTATCATGTGCCATCAATCGACAGTGTTGCAGGGAAAGTTTATCCAAGTTCGCATTCAAATGTTTCAATTGGTTGTGTATCAACAGGAGTAAATTTTAATGATGATATTTGTATATTTAGCGATTATGGACTTGAAGGAATAACAGGTAACATAGATAGTGAACAAGTATTAAGTCATAGGTCTAGTATGATAGATTCTAAGATTTTAAATGAAACTAATTATAAGAACCCAATACTTGCAGAATGGCAAGGATATTTACTTGTATTTATAGATAATCATGTATATTTAGCAGATTCAAGACAAGTATGGAACAATATAAATCATATAGAATATGAGTGGTATTATTGGGAACTTGAAAAGAATGTAACAGCAACATCAGTATTAGGGGATGAACTATATATTTGCACGGAAGATGGTGGAATATATACTTTTGACTTTAGTTTAGATGTTAATGCATACTGGACAACCTGTGAAGATTATTTTGATAATCCAGTTTCACAAAAAGTGACAAATAAAAAAGGTTGCATTTTAAACTTAGACGGAGAAAACGTAACAATATCAACGAATTGCGACAATAAAGGTTGGGACCGAATAAACGAATATGAAAATACTAAAGGATATATAGTCCCAAAAATTAAAAAGAAAAAATGGAAAACAATTAGATTTAAATTTGAATCTAATAAAAAAATTAAAATATACAATTTTACTGTTCAATGTTTTGTTGGTGGATATGTAAAAAGATAGGAGGAAGTAGATGTCAAGTGTTCAATCGAGATATGATGATATGATTGCTCAACAACGAGATATTGTTGATGGGTATGATGGAAAATTAACAGTGGATCCAAACGATTCTAGGTTAACGTCAGTTGAAGCAGAAAGGCAGAAAGCAATCAGTGAAAACAACAACACATTTAACGATATGATAAATGAGTCAAACAAGTCTTACAATAATATGATTGACAGTACTCAAAAATATTACGACAATATAAACTCAACATTACAGCAGTCATATGAAAAGCAAAAAGAAGCGCAAGATGCGCAAACACAAGCAACAGTAGACCAAATTAATACACAAAAAGAAAGAACAGAAAGAGATTATCAAAAAGAGCAAAGAGGAGCATATACAGATTATCAAAATCAAGTAAATCCATATGGAGTACAAGCAGAACAAATGGCTTCTAATGGATTAAGTAATTCAGGATATTCAGAAAGCTCTAGAGTGTCAATGTATAATTCATATCAGAACAGAGTTGCAACAGCGAGACAGTCACTGCAAGATGCCTTAGTAGACTATAACGCTCAAATTGTTAGTGCTAAAAATGCGAATAATACAGCCTTAGCAGAGCTTTGGAGCAATGTTTATTTAAAAATAGCTGAGAATGCCCTTTCTGGTTTTCAATACAAAAATCAGCTAGAACAAAGTAGGCTAAATACAGTGCAAACAATAACACAAAACAAAATAAGTAACGAAAACACATTACAATCAAGATATGATACAAGATATCAAAATATGTTAAATCAAATTAATCAAGAGATTTCTAATAAACAAAATCAATATAATACAGCACTTTCTATCTTACAGAGTGATAAGAAAATGCAAGAAGATACAAGACAATTTAACGAAAACATGGCATATCAGAGAGAAAGAGATAGAATAAAAGATGCGCAATGGCAAAAAGAATACAACTTGAGCCTACAAAAATATAGAGCTTCATTAAGTAACTCAAAAGCAAGAACAGTTTCAGATACTAAAACAGTATCAAACAAAGAGACTGAAAATAAAACAAACTCCGATGCACTAACTAGAAGTGCTCAATTAGCAGTTAGAGGGGTTCTTGCTCTAAATGGTTACGGAGTTAGATAGGAGATAAAATGGCATTATTTAAATTAAGTGAAGTATCCGAAGAAGAAAGAAAAAAATATTTACAAAGTATAGGAATAGATGCAGATAAATTCCAAAAGGCACAAGAATCAAAAATTACGAGTAATCAAAAATCAGAGAACATATTACCTATAGAAAAAAGTAGTAACACGGCTAAATTACCAATAGAAAAAAAGAATAATACAGACCTACTTCCAATAAAACAAAAGTCTGAAAATAATACTGTAATTAACAAGAAACTTAGTGAAATGGTACAAGGCCCAAACAAAGAAATTAATAATTCTCAAAACAGATTTAATTTTAGACAAGCAAATCAAACAGCAAATAAAAATGAAAATAAACAGTTAAATGCTAAAGTAACAACAGAGAAAGAAAAAGAACAAATAAAAGAATCTGGTGGACTTGAGTATGATACAAATGCAATTAAAGAGGCTATGGAAATAAATAAGGATAATTCAAAAGGAAATCTTAATTCTTCAATATCACATGTATTAAGTGGCGTTTTAGAAGGTGCAAAAAGTAATTTTGCAGGTGTAGGACAGTCTGCATTATTTCCTATTGCAAATGCATTAAGAATGGCAGAAGAAGTTACAGGAAAGAAACAGCAAGCACAAGAAAAAGATAATGAAGAAGATTTATGGTCAAACAAAGTATTAGATATGGCTGATTATTTAAAAGAAGAAAGCCAACACCATTCTAAAGTAGGTTCAATGTTAGAAAATAATATAACAAGAGATTTAGGAAACGTATCAAATACAATAGGAAATATGGCAATGTCTGCAATATCAAATATTGCAATACCTAGTTCTGGAATATTGGAAACAGGAATAAGTGCAGGAGGAAATTCAGCAGGAGAAACTTTAAATGAAGACCGTAGCAATCTGATACAAGCTATAGCAACTGGCACTGCAAAAGGCGCTGTTGAAGGTTTTACAGAAAAAATAACAGGTGGAAATATACTAGGTAAAGGAAGCCTAGATGATTTAGCAGAAAATATAATTGGAAATAAGATAAAAAGTAAAGCAGGTAAAAAGCTAGCTTCTAAAATGTATGAATTTGGCGGAGAAATATTAGAAGAACAAATTTCAAATAATGCAGGATATATAATTGATAAAATAATAAATAATAAAGATTTGCCAGATTTTCAACAATGGTTAAATGAATCTAATGAAACAACTAAAAGTACATTCTTAACCACACTCGCATTAAACATGTTAGGAATGGGTGGTTCTACATACAATGACAGTCAAAGTAAATCAAAAGATACGCAAGCTCAAAAATATTTAAATGAAGCCCAGAAAATAATCGACAATGAAAATATAGCGGAAAATATAAAAAATAATGTAACTAATCAATACAATTATAAAAATACAATATTAAACAATCTAAACACCTCAAATTTATCAGATAAAACCAAGACTGAATTGCAACAATATTTAAAAGAAAACCAAATAACAGAAGAACAATATAATCAAATTAATGAAACGTTGCAACAAGAGAAAATGTCCAAAGAGGAACAAAGTAGTGTAAGTGACAACGAAATGAAATATCAATACATAAAAAGTGATAATGCAAAAGTTAACCAATTAAGACAAGACGTTGTAAACAATAATTGGGACAACAGTAAAGAAACTAATAACTTTGTAAATTTTTTAGAAAAAATTGTTACTGATAAAGATGTAGAAATAAGACTTGATACTAATTTAAAAGATAACGAAGGAAATGTAGTAAATGGTTCATATAAAGATGGAGTGATTACTATAAATCCTAATTCAGATAGGTCAGGTGAATTTTTAGCAGTACATGAGTTAACACATGCTATTGGAACAGATGAAATGCGAAATATGGTTCAAAAATATAGAGAAAGTAATTCAGAATTTAATAATGCAGTAGAAAAGTTGCTAGGAACATACAAAGTATCAGAACTAAACGATGAAGCACTAGCGGATATTTCAGGACAACTATTTAGCAGTCAAGAGTTTATAAGCAATGTGTCAAATACTAATCCATCATTCTTTAGAAAAATTTACAATGAAATTAAATATTTGTGGCATCAGTTTAGAGGATATAAAAATCAAAACCAATTCGTGGACGATTTATATTACAAATGGACCGAGGCTTACAATAGTAATAATAAATTAAATGATACAACTAATTATCATATTAGTGAAAATTTTTCAAATGAAATAGATAAAGCATTAAAAAATGAATTACCATCAAATACGCAAGTTAAAGCAAGAGATTTTACACCTAAAATATTGGTTGATAGTGGGGTTCAAGATTTACCAATGTTGATCACACAAAAGCACATAAAAAGCACGATATATACACAACAAGAAGCACAGGCGCTAGGACTTCAAACTAAGAATGTGAATTATCATGGATTAGGAAAAGAATTGTTAATTAAAGCAATTGATAATCTAGATAGTCCACAAGCTATATACAAAACAAGTGAAAATAATTATTTAGTAGTTACAGAATTTAAAGATAATAATGGAAAAGAGATAATAGTTCCAATACAAATAAATGGCAATGGAAGATATAATGATGTATTTATAGACGAGAACCAAATAAAAAGTGTATATGGAAGAAACAATCTTGATAATTATATAAACAAAAACAATTTTGAACAAATATACAAAAAAAACAAAGAGTTAGATTTCAATGAAGGAATACAATATTCCAACGTTGCTAACTCTTCTATTGAGAATAGTATAGCATCTCAAGATGAAGATGTCAATACTACTACTAAATATTCTAAACAAGAATCTGAGAATAATTCAGATTCTTTTAATTTACTTAAAAATGAAAAAATAACAAAAACCATAAATGAATTAGAAAATGAATTAAGCAAAACGGAATCATTCTTACAAAGAGGAAAAATAAAAGAACAAATACGTGCATTAAAAGATGGATTCGACAATGTGCAAGATTATCGAGAAGCAGAAAGCTCAAGGAAAGAACAAGCAATAGAAGAATATCATCGTGAGCAAGAAGCAAAGAAAAAAGAAGTGGAAGAAAAATCGAAAGTTCAAAAAGAGTTGCTAAAAAAAGAAATAGAAGAAGCTCCAGAAAGCAAAAGAAAACAGTATGAAATAATACAAAGTACAAATCCAATGGAAGATGATTATCATGTAGGAATTAGAAGCCCTAAAGACATAAAAACATTTGCAGAAGTTATAAATGATGATATAAATGATGATATAAATGATGATGAAAGTTTTGCATGGGGGGATTTTAGCAAAAAAGATGCAGAAAGAGCCTTAAAAAAAGGAAGTATTACAGTATATTCTTCTAAACCAATTGAAAATGGAAACTTTGTATCAACATCAAAAATTCAAGCCACAGAGTATGCAGGTGGAGAAAAAATTTATACAAAAGAAGTTCCAATAGAAGATGTTGCATGGATAAATGGAGACGAGGGTCAATATGCAAAAATAAGTACTAAATATTCAAAAGAAAATTCAACATGGAGAGAATATTTAGAATCACATTTTCAATCAACAGGAACAAGAACAGATATGTCAAAATTACCAATAGATAATAAGATTATAGAAAATAGAAAGCAACAAATAATAAATAAAGCACAGCAGATAGAAAAAACAAATCCTGATTTTCAAGGTTTAACAGATGAAATTAAAAATAGTTATTTAGGAGAAGACTTTGATTATAATACATATAAACAAATGAATAATTATTTGGATACTTTACAACCTGTAAAGAAAGAAAATAATCAAGTAGTGCAAATACTTCCAACAAATAAAGTAGAAAGAATATACGAAAATACACCAGGAGAAGAAGTTAACTATACTGAAATGGAAAGACCAAACGGAAAAATAAGAAAACATTATAGAAGTATTATAGAAAGTTCAAATACAACAGCAGAAGCGAAAAAAATAGCAAAAGAATTAATGGGAGTTGACACATACGTAAAAACATCTAACAAATATAATACAGAAATAGCAGATAGAAATATAGAAACAAATGGGCCAGAAAAAGCATTAACATCTTTAACTACTAATGTAAATGATAATAAAAAGATAACAGCGGTAGATATAGCTACTGGAGAAAGGTTGATAGAATATTTTTCTAAAATTGGTGATAAAGATAGATTACAAGAAGCAATACAAACAACTGCAATGGCAGGAACAGAAGCAGGCCAAGCAGTACAGGCAATGTCTTTATTAAATCATCAAACACCACAAGGACAAGTAGTGTGGATTCAACGTTCTATAGATAAAGTGAATAAAGATTTAGCAAGAAGAAACAAGAACGGTGCACAGTTCGATTTTACTCCAGAGATGCAACAAAAAATACTCAACTCTACAAAAGAAAATTTGCAAGATAATATCAACCAAGTATATGAAGAATTAGGAAAACAAGTACCTAAAAGCCATATAGAACAATTAAATGAGTGGAGATATTTCTGTATGTTAGCTAATCCAAAGACACATATAAGAAACATTGTAGGTAACCTAGTAATGGGAAAAGTACAAGATACAAAAAATAAGATAGCAGGTGGATTAGAAAGTGTATTTTTACGTAATTCAGATGAAAGAAATCATACAATAAAAAGAGCAAGTAAAGAAGTAAGACAATTTGCAAAAAATGATATAAAGAATGTAGAATCAGAACTTGGATTAAATGATAACAAGTACAACCCAAAATCAAGATTACAGAATGCTCAACGAACTTTTAAGAGTAATATATTAGAAAATACATTAGGAAAAGCATTTGATTTTAACAGTAAATTGTTAGAAGCAGAAGATGGAATAGGATTAAAGTCAGCATATCCAAAAGCTTTAGCAGAATATATAACAGCTAATAAATTAGATATAAAAAATATAAGTGATAAAGATTTACAAAAAGCGAGAAATTATGCAATTAGGCAAGCACAAGAAGCGACATTTCATCAAGAATGTCAAATAGCATCAATGATAAATACAATAGAAAATAAAAATAATGCTACAAGAGTTATATTTGGAGGTTTGTTTCCATTCAAGAAAACGCCAATAAACGTGGCAATAACAGGATATCAATACAGTCCAGTAGGACTAGGATTTGAAATAGTTAGAAGTGGAGTAGCCTTAAGACAGGGAAAGATAACTGCAAACCAATATATAGATAATATCAGTAAAGGATTAACAGGAACTGGAATTGCACTTGTTGGTTTTGCACTAACAGAAGCTGGAATATTAAAAGCAAGTGGTGGTGATGATGACGATAAGGAAGCGTATGAAGAACAACAAGGAAAACAATCATACTCAATACAGATTGGAGATAATACATATTCTTTAGATTGGTTAGCACCAGCAGGTATTCCATTGTTTATAGGTTCTGAATTTTCACAACTTTTAAAAGCTGGACGAGAAAGTGGAGAAGTGAAAAATCAAAATCAATTCATTAGCTCTCTTGAAAATGTTGCAAATGCAGGATTAACAGCAATGAATCCAATGAGCGAGATGAGTATGGTCTCTGGTCTAGTAAGTACATTAAAATCATATTCACAGGACCCAATGCAAGGATTAAGTAATACATTAGTAAATATGGGAAAATCATATGTGAATCAGATGTTCCCTACTGCATTAGGACAAGTATCAAAAACATTAGATGATAAAGAACGTTCTACAACTTCAACTGAAAGTGGTATTCTTTCAAAAGCAGTAGATAGTACTAAAAATCAAATAATTAGTAAAATACCAGGATTAAGACAAATGCTTCCAGTTGCAACAGACGTGTGGGGCAATGAAAAAGAGCAAAAAGGAAACTATATAGATAATGCAATATTACCATGGACTAAAAAGGAAATAACAACTAATTCAACGGATAAAGCACTTACAGAATTATATGATAAAACTGGAGAAAGTTCAGTATTGCCAGATAGCTATATAAACAAAACATTAACATATGATAAACAAAAATATAGATTAACAGACCAAGAATATGCAGAATTAAAGAAGGAATATGGAAAAACATCATATGCGATAGTAAGCGGATTAACAAGTTCAAAAGCTTTTAATAAAATGTCACAAGAGCAACAAGTTAAAGCAATTTCAGAAGCATATAAATACTCAAAAGCAAAGATAAAGTCTACTTATGCAAATTGGAATGACATAGATAATGAAGATAGTTCTGTATATAAGAAAGTACAAGATGTTATTAAAAATGGTGGAGACGCTAAAGACTATTTCTTATATATTGGAGCAACAGCTGATGTAAAAAAAGATAAACAAAGAATACAGATACTAAAAAATTCAAACATAGGTTCTAAGAAGGCAATCTATGCAAGTACAATTGGTAGTGATGATAAGACATATTCAATATTAAACAATACGGACAATTTTAATATTAATAATTATCTAGATTACAAGTTACAAGACTTTAGCAGTGATAAAAAAGATGATGGAACAGTAAAAGGAAAAACAATATCAGGAAGTGGAAAAACTAAGTTTTACAATTATATGGATGATAGTAATTTTACATATGAACAAAAACTACTTCTTACTGGTATGAAATACAAAACAACAAATGCAGAAAGAGAAAATATATTTAATATAATAAATAATTTTGAATTATCAAGCAAAGAAAAACTAAAAATCATGTCTAAAATGCAAGGTTTTAAAGTCTATAATAATGGACAAGTAAGTTTTTAAGGAGGAACAGATGAACAAACAAGATTGTGTTGGTATTAATAGTTGGCAAGAAGTTGAAAGAAGATTGCAAGCACAGAATCAGATAATCGGAACAGGCAATAATACAATAGTAAGAGTCAATAATTCATTAAATTCTTTTCTAAATGCATTAGTATTAAATTTAAAAGATATATTAGAAGACCAGAGTGATATTTCACTTTGGTTTTTTGATATTGATGAACCCACAACACTAACAGAGCCATATATAAGTTGGGAAACACCAAATGAACATATTGGAGATTTCTTTTATTCAAGAACAAAAGGAGTTGTTTATAA